GCAAGTTTGCCAACGTCTCAGGCGGAAGAGGAGCCAAGCGAACAAGCGGACTTGTATCAGCCTTAGATAGCAACCTTGCTATTACAGTAAAAAGAGAAGTCAATAGACTTCGTTCTGCCCAATCATTTTCAGAACTAAATGAAATGTTGCCAATGCTGATGATTAATTTAGGTAAAGATCTTAAACAGTTAGTAGATCGAGAAATGAGAGATGCTTACATTCACGGATTCAAATCTGCTGCTCAAGAAGATGGCGTTAAAGTTTTAGAAAAACAAGATAAGTATTCTCATATTAATTTTAAACCAACTGCAGCGATGGCAAAAGAAGCAGCTAAAGGGTTAGAATATCGCAGAGAATTTAATCGAGGCGGAACAGAAGTAGGCGTTGCAAGAGCTAGAGATATTAAGAACAGAGTTAATTTATCACCTAAGACTTGTAAAAGAATGAAAGCATTTTTTGATAGACATCAAGTAGACAGGCAGGGAGAGAATTGGGGTAACGAACATAATCCAAGTGCAGGATATATTGCACATTTGCTTTGGGGAGGCGATGCAGGATACTCTTGGGCAAAGGCTAGAGTACGTCAAATAAACGCAGTAGATGACAAAAAGTCCCTGAGTTACGGCTCTAAAAAAGAAGAAACAACTAATTTAGTATATAAAGCAGATACATTAGACATAGATTTTGATCAAGCTGATGAAGATGCAATTCGGGCATTACAATCAGGTAAAGCGCAGACAAATGCATACAACGAATTGTCTGTAGTTCTTAGTACAAAATTAAATGCAGAAATTACTAATGCAATAGTAGAAGGTCGTAGTATTCCTAATACAGTTGCAGAGATGCAGAAAGTAATAAACACAGAAACTTACAAATTAACCAGGATTGCAAGGACTGAAATTATTAATGTAACTAATGAAGGCAGGTTAGCATCTTATCAGAAGCAAGAACAGAAAAGGAAGAAGCCGTTTAAGTACACGTTAGTTGTTGCATCAGGAGCTAGAACTTGTGATGCACATAAAGAACTTGATCGTAGAATACCCGCAGAAGGTTTGTTAATGAATGAGCTAATAGAGTTGCAAGCAGAAATTGCTCCAAAATATAAAATGAGATTAAGCGGTAATTCTTTGTTGCATCCAAATCAAAGAACAGTTTTAATGAGGGTTCCATGATCTGTTACTGTGGCTGGGAAGGTGACGATCATGACGGGTGTATTTGTTTCCAGTCAATTGACCAGGAGGAATAAATGGCAAATTGTAAGAAATGTTTAGCAAGCGGAATGAGAGTTAATATACTAAGTAGTGGATTTTGTCAAGAGTGTCAATCTGAATTAGATTGGAAAAATGGAGATCGTGTAAGAAGAGAGCAGATTGCTAAGGCTCATCGGGTTGCACATTACGAAAAAGCCAAGAGATACGTTAATAGAAAATGGAAAAATAAATATGGCGATGCTTCTGTTGATGAAGTATTGGGATATGAGTAATGGGAATTGAAATAAAAGGCGGAGATGCTTTCAAATCAACATTACAAAAAATAGCAGAAACACATCCTCTAACTTTAGATCAAGCATTAGACGATACTGCTGATGCAATCTCTTTGGAAGCCCAACAGACCGTGCCAGTAGATACAGGCCGTTTACGTGCTTCTATTAACGTTAAAAGAGAAGTTCTGAAGAAATCTATTGGTACGAATGTAGAGTATGCACAGCCAGTAGAGTATGGAACACCTTATCGTGATGGCACACGTTTTTTGACTAATGCGTATGAAAAACATCGGAGAAGGGTTGCAGAGTTTTTTATGAAGAATCTATCATAATTATATAATCTTTCCCTACTTTATTTTACAGTTTTTACCTACGAAAATACCAACCATAGATTATATAACCCCAACCCTTTAGGTAATTATGGCAAGTAAGAAAAACGTCTTTGATTTGGCCAAACAAAATGGCCTTGAAATTGAAGGCTATGTTGACCGATCTTGGAATCGTGCAGAATGCTCTTGGTATCTACCAGCAGGCAAATCCTTTGGCGACAGACATTGCTCAGTTCACGAAGCTCATGTAGAAGATGATTTTAATGCAGATGTAAAAAATGCTAAAGAGTTCTGGACAAGTATGTACAAAGAGTTAAAATCTGATATAGAAGAAATGCAAGACTGCACAAAAACAGAATGTGATTACTGTGGAGTTTACAATGATTAAAAGCATAGCCGACATAACCGTCACAAATAAATAGTAGTAATACAAACTACTAACATGGACACTGATTCTGAAGGCTGGAAAGTCTATCGAAAAGAATGGTATAATGATCGAGTTATGGAGACCTATATCAATGCTCCAATTATAGATAAACAAAACGATCTGATTCCTACTAATGTATTAGAAGAGTCAATGGATTTCTATATGAAATACGGAGTCTATTCTTATCAACATGAAGAGATACCAATAGGATTACCATTAGCTTACAAGATACAAGATGATAAAATAAAAGTAAAGTATGGAATCCATAATCAATTAGAAATGCACAACAAAGTTTGGGATGAGATCAAAGATTTTGGAACAAAAGGAGCAAGTAGTATCAGGGGTGAAACACTATCGCAGGATATGGTTTGTCCAGAAGGTGCAGATACTTGTTTTAACAAAATCAACGATCTGGGATTATGGTCTGTTTCCTGGGTTGGCGACAATCCTGCTAACATAGAAGCTAAGGTAACTGATGTTGCAATGGCTAAAGCCGACAAAGCAAATAACTTTATAAATGAAAGTAATAAAATAGCAGTTATGACCAAGAAGGATGACGGTTGCGAATGCAACACAGAAAAAGCGGATGAAACTGAAGTCGTAGAAGAACCTGAAGTTAAATCCGAAGAGGTCGCAGTAGAAGTTATTGACCCTGAAGAGCTACCTGATGTCGTTGAAGAAGAGGAAGTCAAAGAGGACGAACCTGAAGAACTAACATTAGAATATCTCGCAGAAGAAATGAAAGCAATGCGAGCTAAGCTTGACGAAATGACACCTGAAGAAGAAAAAGAAGAAGAAGAAGAAGAAGCAGAAAAATCTGAATCTGAGATCGAGCCTTCTTTAGATGTTGTTATGAAATCATTAAAGAAATACGGAATATCCGTTTACACTGGAGCTAAGAAAACACCAGCTCCAACAACTGAAGCTCCTAAAGTAGAATCTTTTGATTGGAACAATGTTTCAAAATCATGGGATGAACTTGAAGAAATGATTGGAGGAAACTAAATATGGCAATGAGTATGGAAGAATATGTAAACGCCTACTATGGCGGAACACTTGGCATAGCCAAGAGATACGGTATTAGTAAAGCTGACGATCCTATTGAAACTACAGACCCAGCTGGTGGGTTCAACACCATGTTCGGGGCTAAAGTTTACAATCAGCTAAATACTAAGTCAGAAGTTTTTAAACTTTTGAAGAAAGAACCCTGGTTACAATCAGGTTGGAGAGTAATGACAGCAAGAGGAACAACAACTGCTGGAGTCGCAGAAGGCGGGGCATTCCCTGAAACAGATCACATAGATCTAACTGAAGTAACTGCAACTTTGAAAGAAGTAGTAACTCCATGGGAAATGACTTCTAAAGCTGAATTATTATCTGAAGCAGACGATGGTCTTGGAAACTTAGCATCATTTATGAGAAAAGAAAATGGAGAAGTTCACGCTTACTACATTGACCAAATGCTTTGTGGAGATACTGACACTGTAGCAGGAAACAACTTTGAATCTTTAGACCGTGTAACTATGTCTGATGCTGCAGCTAACGTATTATGTAATACAAGAGCTGACGCAGACATTTATGATCTGGATAAATCAGCAACAACTGCTTGGGCAGATGCACACACAGGTCACAACAGTGATACACCAACAGCATTAACCTTAGCAATGTTGGATGATGCAATTCAATCAGCATTAGAAAATGGTGTAAACTACAACAGTCTAATTCTATTAACTGGATATGACACATATCAAGATCTTAAAGCATTAATGAGAGCTTCATCTAACGCAGCTTTCAGATATGACTTAGCACCAACTGGCGCAGGTAACATGAATGGTGTTACAGGCGAAGCTGGTTTGAACTTTGATTCCCGTGTCGGTGCATACGATGGAATACCAATTTTCCTATCACAACACGTTGCTTCTGAATCTGATGCAACTGCAAGAATACTCTTGTTAGATATGGACAACTTGGCATTCAGAGTAGCAGCTCCAACAACATACGTAGACAACACTAACTTAGCAGTTAGGCAAAACCTTTCCAGAGAATATGCCTTCATAACTGCTGGTGAATTAATCTGTTACAAGTTCGCAACACAAGGAAGCATTAGAGACTTGGATCAATAGATTGGTAACGAGGCTAATTAAATGGTCAAAATTACCAATATTGGGAACAAGTATCGCATTCTTCGCACTAGGGCGGGCAACGTCCTCCGTTGGAACCCAGGAGATACTGTCGAAGTTGAGGATGAACACCTCCTTCGGCAGTTCGAAACCTCTAAGCACTTTAAAGTCGAAGACGGAGTTAATGCAAAGGACATTGGTGGAGGGATTAAGACTCACGTCAAGTCTCCTAAACGTAGGGGCCGACCTCCTAAGTCCAAAAAAGCAACGATCCAAGAGAAAGTAGATAAAGCACTTAAGAAGCCTAAGAAAGGTTTGAAGAAAGCCAAGAAAAAGAGGGCTGACTAATGGCAAATACTGTAACAAAAAAGAGAATAAGTACTTCGTTAAAAACGTCACTTATAGAAAATGCAGCAACCGCTTTTAGTGGAACTACTGTAATGATTCCAACAGAAGATATTGAAGCCTATGATCGAGCAACTATTCAAATTAGAAATGAAAGTGAAGGTGCAACTATAACTGCAAAGGTATGGGGATCTTTGTTTGATTCTGCTGATGCAACTCCAGCAACTAACTCTAAGTGGGTTCAGGTTGGAGATGACATTAGTATTGCAAATAACACTGGAGCTATGAAATCGATCTCTACTACAGGTTTAAGATATATTGCAGTTACAATGACAATAGCATCTGGGACTCCAGATTTTAATGCAGGTAATTGTAAGATATTCTTGCAGGGGACCATTTAGTGAATGGCTTCTCCTATATACTCTAATATAGTCACAGTAAGTGAGGTAGCCTAATGGCAACGTTTAATTCTGCTGGTAGCGGTAACGCTAACGCCGATGCTACTTGGACTGAATCTGGACAACCTGCTACTGGTGACCACTGCATAATAGCAAGTGGACATACAGTAACATTAACGGCTGATGAACTTTGGGGTTCTGTTAGTATTTTAGGAGAACTTGCAGGAGGAGGTTATACTCTTACTTTGGATGATGGTGGCGATGCCTATATTATTAACAACGATGGAGAAATTAGTGGAACTTTAAACGTTGTAATAACTGGAACTACAAACAGACATATTGATTTAGCAGCAACAGGTGGTCCAAATAACTTAACAATAAATGCAAGCTCTACAACATTTAATTTAGCTGGTGGTGGCACACATTTGGTTGGCGGAACCCTTACACTAACGGCAGGAGCATTAACAACAGGAAATGATTGTGTACTTACTGTAACAGGAGATGCAATTATAACAAGTGGAACTACCTTCACTGGCAATGACTCTGCTACTATTTCTTTTGGAAGTCTTACAGTAGAAGGAACCTATAGTGCAACAAGCGCAACAACTATAATAACTAGTGAAAGAAGCAATGGCCGAGCAATAGACATTGTAGGAACCTATACTCATAATAGTGGCACTTTAAAAATACAAACAGCAGCAGATACAGACTTGCGTTGCCCTTCAAGTAGCTCTCTTA